AATAGTAGCGTCATGTAAAATAATACATGGCGCGCGATGATTATGGTGCTATCTCTGTAATCTCTGATGAAGAACGTGAAGCATTAGGGTTAGGAGGTAGAAAACCTGATGACGATGAAGAAGGTCTATTTGAGACTCTCGGTAAAGCAGGAGATAAACTTGGTGAGACACAACTAGGTAAAAAACTTGGTTCTATACTTACTGTTTTGATACTAGCCTTTTTCGGAGGCGGAGGAGATTTAAGTGCGTTTGAAGACATTTTCGGAGGAGAGGAAGAGCCCATATCAAAGGGTGGATGTATGGACGTTTCAGCTATCAATTATAAAAAAGATGCAACTTTTGATAATGGTAGTTGTGTATTCCCTCCTCCTGTTGTGTATGGATGTACTAACCCCGATGCAGATAATTATAACCCACAAGCTACTCATGATAATGGTAGGTGTCAGTTCCTTGGCGGACCAGTAAATAATGAAACAGGCAACCAGACACAGACTAACGAAACTGTATATGGTTGTATGGATATAGATGCTTTAAATTATAATGACCGTGCAGAAGAAGATGATGGTAGTTGTGAGTATGAAGAATATAACTGTACACCCAATGCAACTTATTTTTATAATGGTTTACAATATGGAAACTATTCTAGAGAAGACAACTCTTTAAATATAACAGTAGATATTGACACTGACTGTGACCAAGAAGCATTACCTGTAAAGTTAGGGTTTGATGTAGGTCATATAAAAGTAGTAGATAATGAGACAGTGTGGAACGGATATATGTGGAATGATTACTTCTTAAATGTTACAGGATGGGAAGCTGATGAATACACAATGAGTTCTGGACCAGAGTGGTTTACTGAACCTTATACTGGTTGGTATATGGTATATGTTAATCTATATGCAGACTGGAATAGGAATGGTACATATGATTATGTAACTTATTTTTACATAGAAGAAATAATATTGGAGGAGAAATGAAGGCTACCCAGATGTTAGTTTTAACAAACATGTTAGGAAAAATAATCGCTGAATTGGATGATGTAAAAGCAATGATAAAAGAAAGTACATTTGAAGAATCATACGGGGATGAGGAGGAGTGATAGAGTGGATAGAAATACTAGAGATATTAGCAGTAGTTATGGCTTCAGTGTCAGTGCTATTTGCTCTTGGGGTGATTATCAATTTTGCGCGCCACGCATTAAAACAAATCAAACCAAAAGCAACAACAATAGTAAAAGTGAAAGAAATAAAGGAGAAACCAAAAATGAGTAGCGAGAAAGACGTAGCTAAAGAAGGAGTCACATTCAATGACATCTTTATGTTTATGATTGCTGTACCATTGGTTCTACTTTGGGTTGGTTTTGCTGGTTTCGTTATACATAGCGGACTACAAGACGATTCTGTTCTTGAACAAATAGAAGGATACACAACTTTGATAGCAATTTTAGGTGGGCCTGCTCTTCTAATTATCAAAGACGCTTTAGATGTTTGGAAACAAGAACAAGCTGAGAAGACTGCGTTTTATAAGATAAAAGCACAAGCTGTTATCGATTATAATGATGCTGCTCAGAAACAAGCCCAATCGATTGAATCTAAGGCACAGGACCAAGAACATAAGATGGAGTTAAAAAAATGAATGACTTTGAAGTAAGAGATATGAAAGAAGAGTTAGAAAGACTCAAGAAGGTCGTTGAAGGCCTTCAAAGCCACAGCACCTGTTGCTGTAAGGAGGAATAAATATGCCAACGGAAAAAATATATAACGAATTAAAAGGTGAACACTTTCACTCAAACAACCCAGATATGATGTTGAAGTTCGATAAACCAGACAAAGCTGAAATAGATGAGATGTGCTATAAAAAGCCTATCACATCCTATAAAGATTTACCACAGAGTAATATACCATTAGAATACAATTATGATAGTGGTAGTGGTGAACCAGTCACAGGGTTTAATCCACTTCACACATTGGATTATTTAGAGAAAGTTAAAGACTTACCTAATAATAGTGCTAGCATAAAGAAAGGGGAGGAGTAACATGGCTTCTACCCCTTATAAAACCAATAAGAAAGAAAACATTGATAAAACCTTAACCATGCGTAAAAGTGGTTCAGGTGAAAAGGTTTTTAGTCACGTTGGTGGTAAAACACATGCTTTAGAAAAGAAAGCTATTTCTAAGAAGAAAGCTCTAGAACAAATTAGAGATGTAACAGAAGTAGAAATTGCAGACAGAAAAAGCCATGGACACCATATTGGTAGCAAACAACATACAAAAAACAAATACAAGTAAACATGGCCCCTACAAAGAAAACAGCCGCAGCTAAAAAGAAACAAGCAGCAGCACGTAAAAGAAAGGGTGGTTCTAACGTAGGAAAGTATAAAAAAGGTATAGCATTTGCTGGACCTTCAGGAGGAGCACCTAAAGGTAGTTTCCCCATCAATACACTAAAGAGAGCTAAATCAGCTCTTAAGTTAGCCCATAATGCTCCACGTCCTGCTGGAATTAGACGCGCTGTATATAAGAAGTATCCAAGTTTACGACCAAAGAAAGGAGCAAAGAAATAATGGCACCAAGAAAAAAGACAACAAGAAAAACAACAAGACGCAAAGCTCCAGCTAAAAAGAAGAAAGCTAAATCAAGAGTTAACGAAGCTGGTAATTACACCAAACCTACTATGAGAAAAAGATTATTTAATAAAATCAAAGCAGGTAGTAAAGGTGGTGCTCCGGGCCAATGGTCGGCTCGTAAAGCACAGATGTTGGCTAAGCAATACAAAGCCGCTGGTGGAGGATACCGTTAATGGCCCTTAAAAAGTCTCAGAAGTCCCTAAAGAAATGGGGTAAACAAAAATGGGGCTATGTTACCAAAGGTGATGAAAAAAAGCCAAAATCTAAAAGAGGTCGATACTTACCTAAGAATGTAAGAGACAAACTAACCAAAGGACAGAAAGCAGCAACGAATCGTAAGAAACGTAAAGCAGGTGGAGTGGGAAGTAGAGCAAAGTATTCTAAGAAAATTAAAAAGGCAGTAAGGAGGTCTAAATAATGGCATATAAAAAGAAGAAAGCAAAAAAGATGAAGAGGAAGTACTAATGAGAAAACACTACACTAAAGATGGTAAAGTATTCAAAGGTCAAGTGCATAAAATGCCAAATGGTCATATACATTCTGGTAAGACACACACTAAATCATCTAAAAGAATATTTCATTATGGCGAACTCTCAAAGAAAGCAAAAGTTACAGCAAGAAAACAGAGAGGTAAATAATGGCTCCTAAAAAGAAAAAGGACCCTAAACTAACAAGAGCTGGTGTATCAGCCTATAACAAACCTAAAAGAACACCTAATCACCCTAAGAAGTCACATGTAGTTGTGGCTAAAGAGGGTGGTAAGACTAAATTGATTAGATTTGGTCAACAAGGTGTAACTACAGCAGGTAAGAAGATGGACCCAAAATCTAAAGCCCGAAGAAAGAGTTTCAAAGCGCGCCACGCTAAGAATATTAAAAAGGGAAAGATGTCTGCTGCTTACTGGGCTAATAAAGTTAAATGGTAAGCTTTATATAGGTAGACATTCTAAATATGTAT